CCCTCTTCCCTCGTTGATTACTCTGCGAGGAATTGCGGAGTAACCATGAAACCAGTTCGCCTGTTCCTCGCACGAATCATGCTCGGTCTACGATCCTCTTTGGGGCGGATATTCATATCCGTCTCTTGGAGACGTACTTCGAGTTACATTCAAACGAGGCCAGGCTTGCTGGATTCACCGAGAGAGAAGGACCCCTTTTCACCCGACTAGTCGGGGTTCGTGCCTGCCTTTTGGGCCGGCACGGGAGCACAGTTATGACGACCGGTTCTATAGACGATGACAAGCGAGGTCTTTTTCAGAGGTATCAAGTTGACGATACCACTGGGGCGGTAACCAACATCGGGACTCCTGTCCCGGTCGGCTTCCGTTATCAAAAGACTTGGTCAGGTTCCGACTATGGGTCCTCATTTAACGGGGACCTCTTCGAGTTCTGGGCAAAAAAGCTCGAACGCGGTGAGGTTTCGTTTGTGAAGGTTCATAGAAAGAAGCGACCCCCTCGACGTCATATTGAGTCTCAACACCCATATAGCTCGACAATCACTATCGAGGCGAACTCGGTATACGCGTACGCAAGCCCCATTTCGAAGACTCACGGTTTTGTCCGTGACATTCCTGATGCGGCGGGCGCTCGTCCTATACCTGACGACTCTTCTAAGTGGAAGTCAAACGACACCATCTCACTTCAAGGGGCTCTTCGCGAAGTTATCGCGGGGTCGGACTTCGACATGGGCGTGTTTCTTGGCGAGAGCCACGAAGCACTTAACATGATTACGAAGGCCGCATCCTCGTGCTACAAAGCGTACAAGTCCCTCAAGAGAGGTGATGTCGGTGGGCTTGCTGACGCTCTTGGCGTACCCATCACTAACCGTAAGAGACACGTGTCTTTCGACCGGACTCCGAAAGGTATTGCTGGGAAATGGCTTGAGTATCAGTATGGGTGGGCTCCTCTTCTTAAGGACGCTTACGGGGCAGCGCAATTTCTCGCGCAAACCTGTAACTTCCCCTTTAAGCAGAGGTACCGGGTGCGCCGTCGTAAACCTTTGGTTTACAGCAACGTACCGGAGATCATTCGCGACGGAGGAGACTACTTCCTGTACGGTTATTCTACCGCGCAGATTGTCGCCATTCTCTCAGAAGTGAATGTACCGGCTTTGGCGGGGCTAACTGACCCTGCCTCAGTCGCGTGGGAGCTAATGCCATACTCGTTCGTCGCCGATTGGTTTATACCGATTGGCTCTTACTTGCAGGCTCGCTCTCTCGCGTCCGCGTTGACGGGCACGTTCGTCACTACCATCACAGAGCGCCAGTGGTGTCGCATTAACGCGTTCAAGCAGTACGCTAACCAAAAAACGGTTAGCGGGCCGCAATATCGGTACCACTCTGTGGTTACCAACCGGACCGTTTCTACGTCACTTCAGGTGCCCTTACCAGGCTTCAAAACCCTGGATAAGGTTCTGAGTTGGAAGCACTGTGCTAACGCCGTAGCCTTACTGACGCAGAAGTTTTCTTCCGCTAAGTAGGGCAGACTCCAACCTTGAAAGGAAGCTAACGATGGCATCCATCGCTGCGATCACCGTCTTTGACGGTGCATCCACCCCCGTCTCGCATACCTTGCAGCCGGTCAGTGTCACCCGTGAGGGTGACTCCGTTACGGCCTATTGGCGCGAGGCCCTCGCTTCCGTCCCGACCGAAGCACAAGTGTGGGCAACCGCAAGGCTGACCACGCTCAACAACGGCGTGACGAAGGAGGAATTCACTGTGGGAGTCCCGGTCATGGAGACTGTGACGAACCAGAATGCGGCGGGTTACACCGCGGCGCCCAAAGTCGCGTACACGGACAAAATGGTCTTCACGGCCTTTTCGTCCAAGCGCTCGACTGTGACGTCGCGACGTCTCGCCCGGCAGATCCTCGTGAACATCGCCAACAACGTTTCGACGTCTGTTGCCGCTGCCACTTCGGGTCCGCTGCCGGATCTCGTTGACAATCTCTTCGCTCCGACGTAAGTCGGCGCTTGAGATTGTCGAGGGGCGTGCCCCTCGTAGACTTACCCTCTACCTCTTATGGAGGCGTATATGCGCTTTACGCGCTGGGACCAGGTCTTTACAACAGATCAGAGCAATCAGGTTCTCCTTCTCCTGACTCAATGGCACCTCGACAGGGTCGAAAACCCTAGCGAGACCTTTGAGACCCTGTATCTAGCTATGCTAGAGAGGGACTTTAAGGTACTGTGCCTGTACGAGCTCGACCCTAACGAGCACTCTGTTGCCGATTATATGCACTATGCGCAGGCTCTTGCGTTTTGGAAAAAACGCAGGGACCTCGATATAGGCATTGACCGGAAGCAGGCTGCCTGGGAGAGCTTCGTACGGTCCGAG